CCTGCACCAAGTACGCCCCATATGGCTGCGATCATCCACCCACATGGGGCGTGGGCGCTTGGCGTACTTGTCGCTGTCCCACCATGCGATCCCGGACCGCTCACCAGGACGATGGACCAACACATCGCTCCCATCCCTCGGCGCCGTCGCAATATCCAGCCATTCCACGTTGCTCATCCCTCATCCTCCGTTTGATTGCCGCGCGCGCCTTTAGGAGGGGCGCCAGCGGGTTTTTCGTCCAGCCCGGTGTCACTCATGCTCTCCACCCTCCAGAGCCGCCCCTGCCTCATCCGGCGCGCCAGGAAATGCCATCCTGGCGCGCTCCACGCTATCCACCAGTTCGGTCGGGAACTCCTGTACCAGTTCCGACCCTGCCATGCGCAGGTACGTCACCGCGCCGATCGGTGTCGCCTTAGCCCCGTTGCTCAGCAGCATCCTGACCTTCATCCGCTCGCCAGCGTCGGCCAGGATTGCAGCGGTGCGCTTGGGGAGGGGCTTGGTGCCGTGGCGGTGGATGGGGCGGCGGGTCATTCCGGCTTCACCGACAGGGACATGAACTTCCCGTTCTTGCCCTGCTTGATCCAGGCGGACAGGGCGAAGGTCTGGCCAGAGACCATGATCTGCCCTCGATAGTCAGGCTGGGTCTCTTTCTCCTTCCGGTCGTTCTTGAACAACGTTCCCGTGTTGTCGCGCTGCTGGAATCCGCTCATCTGTCGTGCCCTTCTGGTGTGTTCACGATTTCGTGGGGGAGGTGGGGAGGCGTGGGGAGGCCTTCAGCGCAGGCTTTCCTCTCACACGTGCCCGCGTAGTTGGGAAAAGCCCGTGCTTGGGGTATCCCCACCCATCCCCACATCCCCAACAAATTCCTCACTTGTCTATTCGTCTCCATATCGGCTATCCCCCGCAGACGGCTTCAGCCCAACGCCCTTAACCCACGGAACTCCTGCCGTTTTCGTCCGGCGAAGGCCCTTTGTTCTGTCGACGGTCTCGGCAAACTCGGCGTTGCTCGGCGCATGCTCCCCATTTCCAAGGCACCAAGCCTTGAAGTCGCCATAGAGCTGCCCGGGGCGTGTCTGTAGGGTCAGATCCACGATGCAGCGCTCGGCTAGCCACCTACCGAAACCGTCTTGCTGCTCGAAGTAGGCGCTGGTCTTTGCCGCGATCGCCGGGGCCGTCCCAAGGCGCTCCCGCTGCCACATCAGACACCCGTCGATCATCCAGCGCAGCACCTGCGGATACTCGGCTCGCAGTTTGTCCTTGAGCGTCGGGTCGGGCTTGGCCGGCTCGTGCTCGAACGGGATGATGCGCAATCGCCGCTCCATGGCCTGCGACTTGCTTTTCAGCCGCGGCGCATGGTTGCCCACGAACATGAGTTTGAACTGTGGTCGATAGGTGAACGGACGGCCGTAGGGATGACGGGCCGAGACGGGCGCCTCGTTGCCAGTCATTTCCTTGATCTGGCTCTCGGCCCATGTGCGGCCCGCCTCTGTCTCTGAGGCGCTGACCAGCCGCGCGCCTGCCATCTGCGCCCGGTAGTATTCCTGCGGCATCCGGGCCTCGGCCGTGAACGCCTCCATGGGCATCGCCACGGCGTAATCGGCCATGATGGTGGTCATGGTAGTGACGAACACGCCCTTGCCGTTGCCGCCGGGCCCGTAGATGAACGACAGCATCTCTTCGGACACGTCTCCGGTCAGGCAGTAGCCGGCGAAGCGCTGCAGGAAGGCTTGGGTCTGCAGGTCGCCGTTGGTCGCCTGCTGCAGGAAGTCGTGCCACATGGGGGCGGCCTTTCCTGGCCTGGCTGGCGCCACAGCGCATTGCCGGCTGATCCACTGCCCTGGATCGGCATTGCCTTCCTTTCCGGTGCGGAGATCCACGACGCCACCAGGGATGCCAAGTAGCCAAGGATCGGCGTCCCACATGCCTTGATGCACCGCTAGGCGCTGGTCGGCTCTAGCAAAGCCATCTATGGCCCGGACGAAGGCAATACGTCCCATGGCGGTGAGTTGCTTTTCGGTAGGAAGTGGGCTCTTGGCCTGCCGCCGCACGTATTCCCGGGCGCGGTCGAACGCGATTCCGGTCTTATCAGCTACCCACCGTGCACCTTCCCACATGAACCAGATTTGCTGACTGTGATCAAAGGCTAGAGCGCCGGACTGCTCTGCAGCGTACCCGCGCCCGATACCTTCCTCGGAAAATTCCGGTACGACGCCAGGAGCGCCGCTCAGAATCGCGTCGATCTGTGATCCGTCAAGCATTGCCAACGGTCACCTCAATGGGGCTGCGATACCCCGCCATGCATCCAGACTTAACGGTGCCGCGGACTTCAACCTCGTTCAGGCCAAGCGCCAGGCCTGCAGCGTAAAGTGCCCGGACGGACTCGGCCTCGTCGAGCAGACCTGCAGCTATCCACCGGGCGACCGAGAACGATTGCTGGTTGAGGGTAGCATTTCGGTTGCCGGGCGAGGCCGATGCGATGCGGTCGAGCGCCCGGCCCAATAGGCGGCGCGCCATGTCGTTGGTCGGAACGCGCGGCTGGGCCGGCGCTGTAGGTCGTAGAGGTGGCGCTACTGCAGCCTGCAGCCATGCGGGCGCTGCAGGAGCCGGCACGTCCCATGGGGCGGTTACCCAGGCATAGGCGCCACCCTTGCGGCGCGAAGGCGGGATCATCGGGCAGACGCGGCTTGCTAGCGTGTCCAACCCAGGGGCGATCTTGCCGCTTCCCTGCGCCACGGGGTGGCCGGCATCGCGGAAAACTAGGAGGTGGCCGCCGGATGGCGAGCGGGCGTGCGGCTGATGCGGTAGGGGCCCATGCAGATCACAGAGGCTGCGCAGGGCGGCAATGCCGTCTGCGGCATGGTCTTCCCCAGGCGCGTCGACGTCGAGAAACCAGATGCCAGATCCTGCAGGTACGCACTTCCAGCAGCAATGCGGGTATTCGGCAGCCCAGCGCTCGATCTGGTCTAGGTCGGTAGTCGCTGCGTCGAGATATCCCTTGAACATGCCCTTCTTGGTCGACGTGGCCGGGACAACCCGCCAGCCGAGCAACGCGACGCGCTCGATGTCTGGCGGGATGCTCAAGTGCGGATGCCAGCGATACGGACATACAGCCGCAGCATCGCCGCCGCCTGCTCGGGGTGGATCGCGGACAGGGGGCGGCGCGCGCAGGCAAGGGCGCGCTCGTACTGATCGGGCTTCAGGCGGTCGCGGTAATCCTCGGATAGCAATACCTCGGCGGCCTCAATGGCGCGGATGCGGAGTTCCTGCATGTCATTCCGCCCCCTTCACAAACTCATACCGCACGACCTTGCGCAGCCCCATCGCCTGCAACAGCGCCGGCCCTGCATCCTGCCTGCCATTAAGAAAGTCCGAAACGTAGGCAACCGACACGCCATGCTTCCTCGAAAACGCAGACTGCCCCCCGGCCTCGCGGCACAGTTTACGTAATCTCGCGTGCAAGTCAATGGCCTTCAGCATCTGAACCCCGCTTCCTCGAGCAGCGCGATAGCCTCTTCCTGCGAGGTGACGAACCCGGCGACGAAGCCGAGCCTGCGCAGCATGTCGTGGCAGTCGCACTGCGCGCGGTAGTGCTGCGCGGCGTCGCCCATCGCCTTCGGTCCTGGCGGCTTCCACCCAGGCGGCTTGACTTCGAGGTAGGCAACGCGGCCGGGCGACTGCATGGCGATAAGATCCGGGAATCCCCGTATCAGTCCGGCGCCCTTCGCCTTCGCTCCAGCCAGGATGCTGCGCTTGCCTTCGTTGGTGACCGCCGCGCAGACGATGCCGTGAATGGCGACGCGCCGAACAATGGCCGACTGCACGCCCTGCTCTGGACGCTCGTTGATGCGGCGCGTGCTGGTGCGCTTCACCTTCCCCGGCACCCAGGCCACGCGCTCAAGCATGGCGTCTTCTTCGCCGTAGGCCGTCTCAGGCTGCATCAGACCGGCATCCCATTCACCACGCCCGGCATATCCACGGTCCACACGGAACTGCCCGAGTTGACGTAGGACCGGACGACGCAGCGGGGCACGCACTGGACGTCATGCCCGACAGCGGCCCATACGGCGCGGATACGGCCGGCTAGAGCCCTGGCACCGTCCTCGGACAGGTAGTCTTCGCCAGCGGGCCCGCCGGCACTGACGAACGGTGGATGCTTCATGCTGCACGCTCCCTGTGTGATATCGCCTGCGCATGGTGGGCCGCGCAGTACGGCCCATCGCCATCGCGCGGGGCGTCGCAATAGGTGTGCGTGGGGCGCTCGGCGCTTCCCCACAGCGGCCATTTGCAACCGCCCTTCTCGCGCATCCCCAGCACCGCAGTCTTGCCGACCGCACCGCGCCCAGCGTTAAGCTTCTTGCCCTTGTGCTTGTTGGCTTCCTTACCGCCAACATACATCTCGTCGATCTCGACGAAGCCGCTGAAGCATGAACCACGCGGACTTTTGCGTGACCCCGATCTGCTTCGCCAGTTGAAGGCTGGAAATGCCCTTCCGGGCCGTGACCAGCAGATACATGGCGTAGAGCCACTTGTGCAGCGGGATATGGCTGCGCTCGAAGATGGTCGCGGTGCGAACGGTGAAGTCCGTCTTGCAGGCATTGCAGCGGTAGAAGCCGCCCTTGCGCGTGGTGATCCGCTTGGCCTCGTCGCA